GTTTCCCAGTCACGATCAGGCGGGAGATGGCAGGCGCTGCCGCCTGAAAGATTCCGGATCGTTCCAGACGGTTCGTGTGCGTTCCCCTTTAGTCCAGTGCGTTTTTCCACAAGTGCGTTTCCGCTTCCGTCAGGGACTTCCCTCCTGTTGGCCATGGCGGACCGGCTGGGTGAGGCGTCACAGGCTCACCCAGCCATTTCATAGGTTTTACCTAGGTTAAAAGGGGCAGTGATGCGACCCGTCGAAACCCGCGAAATCGAACGAAAAGGCGTGAAACAGCGCGTAATTGTTGAGCGACGCGGCGTCGGAAAACGTTCCACATCGCTCCAGAAAGCCCTCGAAGAGTTCGAAAAGATTTCGGATTGTTCCAGGTTATCCACAGGCACAGGAGAAACCTGATGGTGGGGTGGAGCAAGGAGCGGGTTGATCTTCTGACCAAGCTTTGGAACCAAGGATTGACGGCTGGGCAGATTGAATCCCGCATGGGCGGTACAACACGTAGCGCCATATTGGGAAAGATTCACCGTCTAGGTCTAACCGGTAGGGCTAAGACATCGCGGTTCAAGGCCGGATACTCCAAAAAACCAAGAAAAAAACGTGCGCCAAAGCAACTTCGATTCGGCGCGCCCCGCGCTCCGTGGCTCAATGAATTGCTACCGCCAGACCTGCAGTCGTTCGATCTTGCTGATGAACTTGTTATTCCCGAATCAGATCGCAGATCGGTTATCACCCTAGGGGACAAAGAGTGCCGTTGGGGAATTGGAGATCCAACCGACGCTGACTTCCATTTTTGCGGCAAAAAACAGGCTGTTGGCTCATCTTATTGTCCGTTTCACCACGCCAAGACATACCGCCAGGTCATGCCGGAACGACGTAAATCCTATCGCGATGTGGAGAAAGCCGGATGAACCCCTACCTCCGCCTGACCTGCTACATCATAGCGGCAGGAATAATAATGATTGTCTTTGGTGCGGTGGTGCTGGGGCCATGACCAAACCGAAGCGGATACAACGAAAGCGCACGAAGGGCTGGAGAATGCCCGAAGGTGCTCGCTATGTCGGACGCGGCACGAAGTTTGGAAATCCTTTCGTGGTTGGTGAACCGCATCCAATAAGTGGAATCCCAATGTCGCGCGAGGCTTGTGTGAATTTCTTTCGAAGCGGATTGATCGGGGCGCGTGAATCCTGGACAGGGGGGCAAAATAGCATTTTTTTTGGTCCGATGTCCCACATATACGACGCATGGGAAGCGCTTTGTCCGCACCTTGAATATGTACGAATGGAACTGGATCTCAAGGAATTGCGCGGGAAGGATCTTGCGTGCTGGTGTGGCCTTGATCAGCTTTGCCATGCCGATGTCCTGCTTGAACTTGCGAATGAAGAGGTTCCGGCATGACTAACCTCACTCCAGAGCAAGAATCCGACGACGGTCTCAAGAGATATGGCGTAGCGATTCGCCCTTTAAGGTTGCGTGGAATCCGCCGTGGAGAATTCAAACCTAATCCTGATGATCCGAAAGAAATGGCCGCTGCACGGCTGGCGAGGGTGGTGGAATGAGCGTGCGAATCATAAACGCGGATGTTTTTGACGGGCTCTCCCAACTAGAGGACGAGTCTATTCATTGCTGCGTGTGCTCGCCGCCTTACTGGGGCCTTCGCGATTATGGCGGTGTTGAGGGGCAAATCGGCCTTGAACCAACTCTCGCCGAGCACCTTGAAACAATGGTCCGCGTTTTTGAGGAAGTTCGCCGCGTTCTCCGCAAGGATGGAACACTGTGGTTGAACTACGGTGATTGCTACGCGACGTCTCCGAATGGACGGTCTGCGGCGGATACGAAGTCCGCCGGTAACGACGACCGGACGTTCCGGGACAAGCCGTTCTCGACTGTTGGCCCCATCTACGTGGCAGACCACGAAAGTGGAGACCGGCGAGGTAAAGAGGGTAACAAGCAGCACACATCCGGCGGTATGGCGGGAAATACAGGACGCGTTGTTGCCGGTGTATACTTAAAACCAAAAGATCTCTGTATGCTCTCAAACCGTCTTGCGATCGCACTACAGGATGCCGGGTGGTGGGTGCGCTCTGAAATCATATGGGCCAAACCGAACCCAATGCCGGAATCGGTTACGGACCGCCCTACAACATCTCATGAAAAAATCTGGTTACTCAGCAAATCAGCCAAGTATTTCTATGATGCAGAGGCGGTTCGCGAGCCAGCATCTTATCTCGGTCCGAACTCCCCCGAATCAATCAAATCCCCCTACGGGCAAGGTTTTACGCGTCGCGCCGACAAAGGGAATGCAAACGGGTTCCGTGGCGGATCTTATGTGAACGGTGAGCCGGGACCACGCACCAAGAAGGGGAACAAGCAGCGCGGGCATGGCCGCCGTCACGACGGTTTCAACGACCGCTGGGATCTGATGTCGAAAGAGGAACAGCAATCCTTTAGCCGGAACTGTCGGAACGTTTGGACCGTGGCGACAAAGCCGTTCGCCGATGCCCATTTTGCTACGTTCCCCCCAGAAATCCCGGAAAAATGTATCAAGGCTGGCTGCCCCGAGGGCGGCATTGTTTTGGATATTTTCGGTGGCGCCGGCACAACAGGGCTGGTTGCTGATCGACTGGGCCGTGATGCGATCCTGATCGAACTCAATCCCGACTATGCCGAAATGGCACGAAAACGCATCGAATCCGATGGACCGTTATTTGCTGACGTCACAGCACCGGTTCAACAACCGGATTCGCAATCAGATCTCATAGAATCACTAGAGGGGCAAGATGGGGGTTAAACCTGGTTTCATGATGGGACAACAGACCAAAAAAACGACTGTCGTGGCCTTTCCGGTTGGTAAACCAACCAAAGTGGAAGTTTTGCAACCAAAGCGCCCTTCGAACGGCCGTCGTCGGTCAAAATCCAAAAACCGCACGCATTTGCAGCAACTCGCATCCCGTGATGCAGCCGTTCGAGCCTTCATTCTAGCGCAACGAACATGGGAATCCGAGTTCCGTGAACACAATATCACATATGAGTGCTTAGCCTCTGGTGTTGTGGTCGATCGGGTGCAACTTGTCGGCTGGGTCGAGGTCAACACGCTCTATGCCCGCTTCCGTGACTGGCACGAGCTTGAAGGCAAGGATCACGGCCATGAGCTTATGAGTGCGCGTGCCTTCAGGAACGCGTGCGAAAGAGAAAAACTTGAATCAAAACGTATCTGGGATGCTGAAGAACGCCGTCACCACACGCACAGACGAATCAAACAACCTCACCCAGCAATGCACGGAACAGTCCTAGAGCCTGTTCTGGAGGATGTGAGGAAGGCGGCATGAGGGTTACTTTGGTCACAGCCTTGAGAATGGTTTGCGTACTTGCTGCAATGAGGGCGGCTGCCGAGGTGGATAGATGGGTGTGGTCAGCAACGCTGGCAGAAGCGAAGGCCAACATTACAATGGTTCTGATTGCTACGGCCCTTGGGCTTCTCTGGGATGAGGGAAGGGAATGTAGAAAGGAGAAATAAATGCTTGCCATACCGTGGACAAAATTGATTGCAGGCAGCATAATAGCAGGGTTGTTCTTCGGGCTGGCCTCTGGAACCGGTGAATTTGCCGCCAACGAAGCTCTGACCTACATCCAAGTACAGCGTTAAAAAGAAAGAGCCCGACCGAAGCCGGGCTCGAATTTCGCGGATCGAAGCACTGCCAGGTGCCGGGATCCAATTGTTATCCACACTCGACTGTCCATGAGGAGTTAACGGATATGACGCAACATATCGTTCAAAACCCCCAACATGTCAATACATTTAGCGCCTCACATATTGTGCAGGCCCTACAACGCGGCGATTTTTCCACAGTCGGCGTGATGATCCAGACTCACCCGGCATGGCAGGCTCTGGAGTTCAAGAACGAAGCCCGTCACTTTGCTGATATTGCCATCGCTGGAGAAGGACAGAGGATACACAACGAGCTTGAACGAATCGTTTTTGAGCTTGAGTCCATCGCAGCGCGGAGGGCGCGGCGGTGAGTAAATCCGAGCGAATCAGAGAGCTTTTACAAACAACGGACCATTCGACCGGTGAAATTGCAGATATTGTCGGCTGCCGCATCGAGTACGTCCGGGTTGTTCGCCAAAGGATGAAAGGCAATTGCGCATCCACACGGTGGCGAAAGAACAACCGTGATCTCCAAAACGAACGCCGCCGAATTCGCTATGAATCAGATCCTGAATTCCGGGAGAGGATGAAAAAAGCGTGGCGTGATCACTACGTAAAAAACCGCCAGCGCTACATAAAATACTCCGCCGAATACCGCGCAAAAAAATACACTGAAGATCCGGAATATCGTGAAAAAATAAAAGCTTACAGGCGCGATCTGTACGCCCGTAAAAAGGCCGAGAGGGAGGCGCGGACATGAGTAGAAGCGCTTTCAAGGAGATTGTTGTGAACGCCTACTGCGATGGCTGGCTCTCGTTAGAATTATCGCAGACGCTGATACGCGTCCTCCATTTAGAGGACGCGTGATGAGCAACAACGGCGTCAACAATGATGGCTGGTTTGCGGTATCGCGCATGATTTTTGATCATCACATGATTGGAATCCATAACCGGGCCTACACCAAGTTCGAAGCGTGGCTTTGGATGTGCGGAAACGCCAATTGGAGAGAGCGTACAATTACGGTCAAAGGGACTGAGATGACCTTGTGCCGTGGAGACCTTCTTGGCGCCCGCAGTTACCTAGCTTCCGTATGGAAGTGGACGCCAAAGCAAGTGCGGGGGTTTCTTGACAAGCTAGAGGCCGCGGATATGGCCAAAAGAACGATTCCCAATCAGGGCACGGATCAGGGCCAGAAAAAGGGCCACCTTCCAAACGTGTTAACCATTTGTAATTACGCGCATTTTCAAGATCAAACCGGATTTGAGGGCCACCTAAACGGCCACACTGAGGGCCACCAAAGGGCCACCAAAGGGCCACACCCTAACCATGGAACCATTAAACCAGAAGAAAGTACTCCTACGGAGACGCCCGAGGCGTCCCTCCGTCAGGTCGTGTGGGAGAAGGGCAAGGTTCTGCTGGCAAACGGTTCTCGTGACCCAAAGTACATGGGCGGCATCATCGGAAAGGCCATCAAGCAAACTGATATCGGAATTACGCTGGAAGCGTTGATTGCGGTTGAGCGGGAGCATCCAGCCGATCCTGTGGGGTACTTCAACGGGATCATCAAGAAAAAGGCCAGTGGCAAGCCAAAGAACGAGCAAGGTCATTTTGCGGTCGCAAACGACGGGGTGAAGCGGGGATGACGAAATCAACCTCAAGTATCTTGCAGGGCGCGGGAATTGTCTTGGATAAGGAAACGGCCGGGAGTCATCGGGCGCTGTGTCCCGAGTGTAGTCATGGCCGGAAGAAAAGCTCAGATAAATGTCTTAGTGTAAAAATCGATGGTTCGGGAGTGCGTTGGAATTGCTGGAACGGCGAGTGCGACTTTAGCGGCGGGGAATATTATGATGATGCACCTGGATTTGAATCACGCAGAATGGCTGGAGGCGCGGGCACTGGACAGCGAGACGGCGGCAAAGCTCGGACTTTACAGCGTCAGCACGGCGCACGGTGGGCAAGCGCTCGTCGCACCCTACATTCGCAACGGTGAGGCGGTTAATCGTCAGTTTCGTACAACGGATGAAAAAAAGTTCTGGCTTGAAGAGGGTGCCGACATGGCGTTCTTCAACGAGGATGTGCTGCGTGATCCGGAACTTAAAGGCTATCCATTGATCATCACGGAAGGTTGGTTGGATTCGATTGCCGCTATCCAGGCCGGGTTTCCAAAAACCATATCCGTTCCGAACGGCGTGAACTCGAACCTCGAATTCGTCGATAGCGAACTCGGTGGACTTCCAAACGAAATCGATATCATCTTAGCGGTTGATCGCGACGATGCTGGCGCCAAACTCGGCAAGGCTCTGCTGAACATGTTTGGTGCGGCGCGGTGCAAATATCTCCCTTATCCCAAAGAATGCAAAGATCTGAATGACGTTACCGAGAAATACGGCAACGAAGGGGTTGCAACGCTTATCGAGAAAGCAAAATGCTACCCGGTCCCAGGCCTCTACAAACTCAGCGCTTACCCCGATATCCCGGTCCCTAGAACTTACGAGGTCGGCTGGACAAACATGAACCAGACGCTGCGTATGTGGCGCGGCGAATTCATGGTGGTGACGGGTGTTCCGGGCCACGGCAAGAGCCTCTGGACACTCAATCTGATTTCGCAATTGTGTGAGATGCATGATCATCGAGCATGTGTTGCTTCTTTCGAAATGCCGACCGTTCCTTATGTTCGAGATATCTTCCGCGTTCACCTTGCGGGGCAGCAAGACCGAAATCGGTTCGATTACCGCGTTACTGATAAGTGGATTGAGGAGAAAATCACGTTCATCGATCCAACGCCTATGGGGATTTCTGATCTCAAAACGCCGGATGCAACGATCGACTGGATTCTGGAAACGGCGGAAACCGCTGTCATTCGCCATGGTTGCGATTGGTTGCTGCTTGATCCGTGGAACCAGATCCACCACGACATTGCCGGTCATGGTTCAGCGGAGTATCAGCGTCAAGCAATTATGAAATGCAAAGCATTTGGTCGCAGCATGGATTGCGGTGTGGTCGTTGTTGCACATCCAACAAAGGATGTGAAAATGCCCAACGGGCAAATTCGCAAACCCAATCTCTACGATATTGATGGCTCGGCCCATTGGTACAACGCTGCAGACCACGGGATAGTCATTGATCGCGATACAACGAAATCTTTGATGGAGGTGGAGACAAAAAAGTCTCGCCACAGGTCAGGGGGCATGCCGGGTTCAGCTTGGTTGAACTACGTTGAGCAGGAAGGCCGTTATCATGAAGCGGTCGCACCAGAGAACGGGGGTTGATGGGACAATGGATGCAAATGAGACAAATTCTGAAACTAAGCCCGAAGAATGCCATGACATTACAATTGCGGAGTTTGTGACGCGGGGAACTGAAATAAATGATGTGCTCAACCAACGTCTGAGTGATGCAAGGGAAGAACTGGAAGAGGCTGCCAAGTACCTCGCAACGCTCAACATGCAGATGGATTTTTTGCAAGATACGCTTTTGCCCGATTTACATCACGCATCCATCGATACAAGCACTTACGAGCGGATGTTTTCTAGAATGAAGCGCAATACGGTTGACGCATACAGCAGCCTTCGCGACTGCGATGTGAGTGTTGCGGAATCGGAACACTGGAAGAAAAATTTTCTATCTCTTGTCAACCGCACCAACGACACTTCTTTGAGGGAAATTCGTCATTTGTCATGCGCGCGGTTGAGTGCGATTAGGGAAAAAAGAACCGAGATCAAACTTCTCGAAGAGAAATACACGAGCCCAAAAAGCAACTACGCGCGTCACCGCATCGATGATCCCGCAATAAGACAGAAGGTGTGGGATTTGACCGATGGTCGATGTGTGTATTGTGATGTTCAGACAATGCGAGATCTGGAGGACAAGCACGCACCCAACGCATTTCGAGTAGACCATTACAACCCAAAAGTATCTGGTGGTTGCGATCATTTTACCAACTACGTCCCGTGCTGCAACTCCTGCAACGGGCACAAGAGCGACAAGCACCCTGTTGAGTTCATCAAATCCCTCCGTGCCCGCTTTTCTGTCGTTTTGAACGAGGAGGACGCAGCGTGAAAGAGGAAGAAAAATACATCGAACATGTTGTCTGCATGGATGATCTCGAAACCGATCTTGAGGTCATGCTGGATGATGTTAGGACAGCAAAAAAACGCATGGCCAAACTCGGTGAAGAGTATCAGCAGTGTGAAATTTGCATGAATCTGTTCAAGCGCAATGCGCCGGCTGCGGAAATTCCGGAAAGATTTGAGGGTTCTCCATTCTGCGAGCACTGCTGCCATCAATTTGAGCGGGATGAAAACAGGGCACTGTTTGAAGAGATCGTTGCGGTCCTTCCGATGGGGAGACTTCGACGCAAGGTTAAGGATGTTATTGAATGGACAGATGCTCGCAATAAGATTGAACGGGACAGGGCCAAGGAATTGAAAGTGTCGGCGACGACACTCCCCGCTATTGATCCGGAACTTCACTAACCATGCGCCCGTCACGCCGCCATCTCCAGGAACGGATCGAAGAACTTGAAATCACAAATTGTGATCTCAAGTCCGCCTGCGCACGCAGGAACTTCGCCTATGAGGTGGTGAGAAATTCCATGCGTAAAGCCTCTCTCAGGGACGAAAATTACTGTATCCCAAAGCGGACGTTTCACAGGTGGCAAAACGTACTTACCAATGCTGGAATGGATGATCCGGACAAAGAGCTTGATGCAGCGATGGTTGGGGCGGGAGCGCCGTACGTGCTTGAGGAAGAAAATACCGTCTTTACACCAGATAGCGTAAAGACGCTTTCTATACGAAAGTTTGGTGGGGTTTGGGCAGGGTTCGCTAAAGTTGGACTAGCCTCACTGCTTTGTGCAGTGCCGGCGGAGATTGCAGGGTGGGGGATTTAATGCCGAAGGAAGTTCTCTTTTCTGTTACCCGAAAGGACTGCGAGTGGGATTACTACTCAGGGTCTGGTGCGGGCGGTCAACACAGGAACAAGCATCAAAATTGTGTTCGGGTTCACCATAGGCCATCTGGTGCGCGGGGGAATTGTCAGGATCACCGGGAACGAAAGCCAAACGAGCGCGAGGCGTTCGCCCGAATGTTTCGGACCGAAAAAATGCAGAGCTGGCTCCGTATCGAGGCCGCGCGGAGGACTGGAGCCCTGAAGGAGGCGGAAGAGCGCACTGAGGCATCTTTAAAACCCCGAAACCTAAGAATCGAGGCAAAGGATGCGAACGGTAGGTGGGTTGATTGGGACGATCGTGAGCCCGATGAGGTCGCCGGAGGGGCGTCATGACCTCCAACACCAGAAAGCCCTGCCTAGCAGAAGACTGGTTCGTATCCGACGGACTGGAGATGATCGCAGGCGGTTCAAGGCCGAGATATCTCAGTGTGTTCGGAAACGACGATGAGGCTGCCCTTCGGGAGGTTTATCGCCAAAGCCGGGATATAAGGGTTGGGAAAATAATGACCGGACAATTCGATAGCGCAAGAGCAACAGGGGATTGGGCGGCACTGGAAATCCTTCAGTTCATAGGGCATTTCGCTGAAGACCATATTCCGAGGGTGAAAAATCAGATAGATGACCAGTAACACCAGCCGAATTCTAAGCCACACCAGGGAGGAAATAGACCGATTGAAGAAAAATCCAAATCCAACAGACTTGGAAACACTTAGTAGGGTGCTGGATGAGTGCTTGCGTCGGGCGAAGGAGATAGAACGTGAAGTTCGATGAGAAGGAATTGACGGAGGCATGCCGCAAGATCGAACCTATCTTATGCACGTACAATCACGAGCATTTAGGGAACGACGATTGTGACGGAAGAAGCGTGCTTTGCGGTTATTGCTCGAACCAAGCGCGCCGCCTGGTCAGGGTTACCCTCGGGCTTGAATCAAACGAACCGACTGCGATCGAGGTCAAGATGATGGGAGCTAAGCGTGGCACGAAGTGATCTGATCGACATCGCATGTGAGATCAAGCGAGAGACGGAAAAAGCTTACGCCATCAGCGATGACGGCGAAAACATCATCTGGGTACCAAAGTCACAAGTGGAGTTCGATGAGGACCAAGGAACGATGGCCATGCCGGAATGGTTGGCGGAAGAAAAAGGGCTGATTTGATGGACGCACGAAACGACACAAAGGCATGGTGGGAACTCCCACGTTCTTCACGATTGCGACGCCTGCAGTTCGATCGGCAAACTCTCAGGCTGGAGCGGGGCTGTACACAAGAGCAATGCCGGATCGAAAGATATAACAACCTGATTGCCGAGAAAACGCTGCAGATCAAGATGGTGATTGAGCATGGGATGGCGGGGTAGAAAATGACACCTGAGCGGGCAAAATTCCTTGCAGAGTCTATTGTAATTGATCTCGTAAAACGAGAGCTTGAGACATACAAAGCTTGGCGTGACGATGACGATGAGAGTTACGAAGTATATTCCACTGCAAACGAACGGTTGATTAGATCTATAGCAATCGCTCTCGCGGAGTCATCAACCTGCACTAAACGAGCGGTCCCACTCGAACCTGTGCTGCTCAGCATAGCCCTCGGTGCCGCTCTCTGTCTAATGGCGGTTTCATCATGACTTCACAACTCTCCACCCTCAAGCGCGTGTCGGCTGTAAGGCACCGTCCCCGCCAGGTGCCGGGCGGCCTAACCCCTGAGCGTTATGCCCGCTCAATGGGCGTCACCATGCGGCCCTTGCCAGGCTCCAAGCGCCAGGTCATGGTCTGTCGGACAACCCTCGACATGCTCAGGGAGCGCGGGCAACTGCCGATGCATCTCCGCGTCGCATTCGATCAGTACGTCATAAGTTGGAACATGGCCAACGGTGTATCAGGAGCGGCCAACGACACTCACTCAACCGCCAAAGGGATATCGAGTTATGATGGCGTGGCTCCGGCGCCGGGATCGTACGGACCGAAGACGCTATCAAATCGGCAGATTAGTCACGGAGAGGTTGTCCAGCAGATTAAGAATGCCATCCCCCCGCGCCTGCTTGGTGTGTTTGATCAGTTGGAAAAAGAGGAATGCGGACTCTGGTATGAAAAGCCGCGCCCTCTGACGATCTACGGCAATTCAACCGGCTTCAACCAGCAACAACAGGCCCGAGCCTCGGGGGCAACTATGGTGGTCGATGTCTGTGCGATTGTGGAACATGCGTTAAAGCGAATGGGGATGTAAATAAACAGGATTTTAATCCATTTGTTGCTCACTTACATATAGACGTGCACGATGTCTCTGTGATACCCGGACAATCGCAGGCGATTTTTATCCTCACCGGCAAGGCACACACGCAACCCTTAGTGATCTAGGTGCATCCGACCGGTGAGGACGATCAGCCAAGCAGGCCTTTCGCAATGTTGGGTCCAGCCCGAAAGAACAAGGTCCGGCACCCCTTTCGTTTCTTCTGAACAATCAAGCCTTCGGCTTCCCACTGGCGCCGCCAACGGCAGACGGTCGACTTCGAGCGCTTCCAGCGTTTGGCGAGAATATCCATAGTTAGGCCGCACCAGAGATCGGAATCTTCTGGGAACGCAAATTCGATCCAATCCAGAATCCGTTTTTGCTGCTCCAAGTAATCCAGATCGGTCTTGAGGTTACGTGCATACTGATCGATCAGGCTTTGCGCCGCCCGTGATTTCCGGAGAGCGCGCACCACCGGCTTCTGGCACGGCGGACAAGGGTGTGTTATCAAAGTGGTCATGGTCTTCACTTCCTGCAAAAGTGTTGATCTAGGGCTGGATCCGGGAGTGCAATCCCGACCAGCCCGTTAACCATAGCAGGTCTGAAGTTTTTAGGCAAGAGGGATTTTAATCCCTTTCGTTACAGGAATTACGAAGTCTCACGTTCGCGTTGAACCATCAACCCGCTGAACGGAGGCAAATCCCGTGTATAAGATTATTTTCACGCTGGCCTATTTGGCAGGTCACGGCGAGTTAACAGTCACAACCGTTACTCCGCTTTACGCTCCGGAGTTCGGAACAAGCGGTATTTGCAAAGCATGGGCAAAACGCCATGGCCACAAAATCGCCAACGATCTCTACCGTCACGGGGCAAAGAAAGTGACGTCGGCCTGCATCCGGAGCGATGAACTTGAAATCGTCCAGACCACAGCCAAGGGGCAGGACGTCTGATTAACCGCCCCGGCAAACCGCGCTGAGCCGCGGCGCCGGGACTTGACACGCAACCGCCTGAACGGTCGCACGCCTAAGAAAAACACTATCATAAAACCATTGAAGGCTAACGCGCCAAATGGCCCCACTGACAGGAAGGGGACCGCAAATGAGTCGTTATTTTTCCCGTGAATACGTATCCGAAGCCGTGATGTGGCTTGGCATCGGCGCCATGCTCGCCAGCTTTACTATGATGCCGTCGTATCGAAGCCTCTGGGAATACTCGATCCACCGGGGGATCGCTGCCGACAACATCACAACCGGCGTTTTGTCTGCCATCTGCGTTGTCGTTCTTCTTGCCAACAGAAAGACGCGTGTTGACTGGTCGTGGCAGGACCGGCGGTTCGACTTCTACGCGACCGTCGCGCTTGTGGCGGCCCTGGGGTTTCACCGCGATCTCTGGGCACCATGGCGCCTGATGCTCGATGCCGGAGCCTTAGAGACAGCGCAGATGTATCGCGATACGTGGGCACAAATGACATCGCTCCCGCAAGGGGTGTGGTGGGTTGCATTCTGGATTTTACCAGCGCCGTTCTACCGGCAATGGTTTGGCCGTGGTTGGCCGTGGTTGGCGTTCGCAGTGACGACGATTATCTGGGCGTTGGCATACAACATAAATGATCTCATCAATTGGACATAGACCATGACCACGACGGCATTTGGAGACTTCGATGAACGGGATTCCTGGCAACGGCTTATCGCTTGGGACGGCGATTGGTCGGATGGAAGCCAAAATGGACGGGATTATCCACACCCAGATCCGACAGGAGGTTACTCTGCAGCGCGTGGCCACCCAGGTCGATCACGTCCACGCACACACACAGGCCGCGTCAACGGTGCCGGACACCACCGATCAAACTATTCTGACTTTCGTTGGCAGCATCAAGTCGATTCTACAAATCACGGTGGTCGTGATCGTTCTGACACTCTCGCTCGTCGGTCAGGTGAACGTCGAATGGCTCCGGGGCGCGATCAAGTGGCTCTTCCTATGAGGTGGGCGGACCGCTTGTTCTGGCTGTTGTTAGGGCTAACCATCACCAGTGTGGGGGTTTTGATCTTTAGAGTTGTATCAGGCGCGCTTTAGTCGACACAGACGCCTCAGGAGGCCCGCTTGAGGTTATGACGGTGCATAGCCCTCACACGCTGGTTTACACCAATTCTGGCCGTAATATGGGCGATGACGGCACGATCTATAGCTTCATTTGCCTCGAAGATGGCCTCTTGCATCGTTGGCGCACTGAAAATCGACCGAAGACCCCGCATCGATCGCTGCCGCCCACCGATCTCGAATTTGCCTCTGAGGCACCGGGGCCACTGAATCTCTACACGTTCAAGACCGTTCCTTGGAGGTAGGGGGGACGGGGTGATTTTGGGGAGTTCCAAGAGTGGGCTCCAAAGTTGCGTGGCTGGGATTGGTTACGCAACTTGGAGAAACGCCTAGGCTACTATCATATATAGCCATCTTTACCTCGATTATGGGCATGGTTGTCGGTTCTAAACGGGTTGGACACTTAACGATCTTCCAGATCGGCTCGCTCCATCCCATAACCACAGTTGGTCTCTCACTCACCATCGAATACGGCCCCACCACCGGAAGTATCCCGGTAAAGGCGACAAGGCCGGTGAGGAAGGAGCGGCGGGATATTTGATCAGTCATGGCGGTAAAGTGGTTTTTCAAACAAGGCGCTTCGAAACATGTTGTTGGTCCTGTAGCCGCACTCGGGGCATTTTAGAGAGATCCGACCGACTACGCTTTTATCAGTAACAACCCTTTCGTCGATTTTTGGATCCGGTGCCGCGCACCACGGGCAAAAGTGAGGTGCAGCGTGCATGGCATGAACTCGTGATTCTAGATCGTTGCCTCCGTTCAGATCAAACGCACGGTCGATTGTGGTTTCATCACGGGTAGTCATCAGGCGTTCCGTTCAAATTGTTTCACGTGAAACATTGGAGATTTCGTGGACCGGGCCGGACACTACCCCGGCTAAGTCAGGTCGTACCGAGTAACCCGCATGTCTGTGACTTCCATGCCGCCGATCCAGATAAACCATAACATTATTTGACAACGATACCAAGGAAAGCGAGGTCGAAAATGGTGAAGAAATCCGACAAAAAAGACGTCGCTATTGGACGTCCAACCGTCTTCAAGCCAGAGTTCTGCGAGCAGGTGGAAAAGCTTTGCCGCCTCGGCGCCGATGACGTGGCGATTGCAAACTTCTTCGAAGTGGATGAGCGAACCATCTACAGATGGAAGAACAAATACCCCGCGTTTTGTCAGGCCATAAAGGACGGGAAGGTCTTTGCTGACATGAAAGTGGCGGAAGCACTCTACAACAAAGCAACCGGCTACATGACCCAGGTTGAGAAGGTTTCCAAGAAATCGGACGGTTCGATGGAGAAGGTCACACTCAATGTGAATATCGAGCCCGACACGACGGCCGCCATCTTCTGGCTGAAAAACCGCCACAAGGAATATTGGCGAGACAAGACGGAAAGCACACAAAACGTCAACATAAACATGGTCGAAGATGCCTCAGAAACTGCTCGCTCCCGGATCGCTGACCTCATTGACCGCAAGCGAGCTGGAGCAGATTCTAAGCGAGTTCACTGACGAACAACTGGCCTTCATCGCCTATGACTGGCGATTGTGGGCGCGGGAAAGTCAGGTCGCACCGGAGGGAGACTGGAGCTATTGGCTGTTTCTTGCCGGTCGTGGATCAGGCAAGACCCGAGCCGGTGCCGAGTGGCTTCGTGAGATCAAGGAGCATTGCGGTCGTATCGGCTTGGTAGCCCCGACGGCAGCAGATGCCCGCGATGTCATGGTCGAAGGGGATTCAGGCATCTTGGCCACGTCTCCCCCGTGGGACCGACCCGTCTATGAGCCGTCAAAACGTAAATTGACATGGGATAATGGCGCTACAGCCTCTTTGTTCTCCGCCGAAGAGCCGGAACGTCTCCGCGGTCCGCAGCACGACGCGGTGTGGTGTGATGAGTTGGCGGCGTGGAAATACCTTCGCGAAACCTGGGATATGATGCAGTTTGGTTTGCGTCTAGGAACGGCGCCAAAGGCAATGGTGACGACCACTCCGAAGCCGTTACCACTGATCCGGGAGCTTCTGAAGGATCCGGCAACGGCGATCACGCGAGGTTCAACTTACGACAACGAAGTCAACCTGGCCCCGTCGTTCTTCCGGGAGATTATCAAGCGTTACGAAGGCACACGCCTTGGCCGCCAAGAGCTTGAGGCCGAGGTTCTGGATGATATGCCCGGCGCACTATGGACGCGGGCGATGATCGAGAACGCCCGGACCGATGAGTGGCCGGAGTTCTTACGCGTTGTCGTCGGCGTTGACCCTTCGGGTTCTGATGGGGAGACAGGCGGATCGCAGGGTATTGTCGTTGCAGGCCTTGGCGTGGACGGTCTGTTTTATGTGATCGAAGATGCGTCATGTAAGGAATCTCCAAGGGAGTGGGGAAAGAAAGCCGTTGATCTTCTGGAGAGGTATGAAGGCGATCTGATCGTTGCTGAGCGCAACTACGGTGGCGCTATGGTTCAGGCTGTGATCGAGACAGCGGATGAAAACGCACCGGTCAAATTGGTGGATGCCTCACGTGGCAAGCATATCCGAGCGGAACCAATCTCCGCGCTCTATGAGAAGGGCCGCGTCAAACACCTTTGTATCTCAGAGGAATTGGACGACCAGCTTTGCCTCATGACCCACGAGGGATATGAAGGCGATGGTTCTCCCGACCGCCTGGATGCATTGGTCTGGGCATTGACCGAATTGAGCCAGGCAGGAGATCAGGCAACCGGTGTCATCATGAAGCGGGCTCGCTGGCGTTCATGGCCGCAAGGTGTTGATATTCCAAACTGCGAGCCGATCGTTCAATGCTGGTCTCTGCCATTTGGTGCCGATGACGATATAGCATCCTGTACGACGTGGGGTGTTTTTGAAACCAAGGCGGTTGCCTCGGATGGCAGGGAGTACCGGCACGCCCATGCGATCCTAACGGCGGCATGGTCCGGACGAACCACAGCTTCAGCGTTCATTGAAGAGGCCCGAAAGCAATACGACGACCGCAAGCCAAACGTGGTCCTTGCCGAAAAGATGGCGGAGCAAACACCTCTCTTTCATGAGTTGCGACACATCGGTGTCCCGCTTGTGGAGTGGGAGCCAACTGGAGGTAGCGGACCGGGCCGGGAAGAGTTGCGAGCCCATGCTGCAGCACTTCTGCTTGATCAAGGCTGTGTCTGGCATCCCGGCAAGAAATGGTCCGAAGGCGTTGTGAACGATTGCGCACTCTACCCGAACGGACCTTTGGTCGGTCATGCGGCCAGTGTCATTCTCATGTTGAGCTACCTGCGGCGCATCCATCTTGAGATCCCGACCGACGAACCGGACGAAGAAGAACGCCAGGACATCGAAGAGCGGGAATGGCAGGAACGAAAGCCACGCCGCCTCTATGGCAAGGTAACACGAGGCCAGCCAGCCGCGTAGGTGCGTACCCCTTAAAAAACTGAACCAGGAGGCGATAACCGCCCATGGACTTGGAAGATTTTGACATCTTCGGAGACGGAGACGATGTGGCCGTTAACGGTATGCATCAACCGCTGCTCCCGGCAAACCAATTGCACCCGGAATTCTTCAATGTCCTGGGTGGTGATGTGGTTGAGGAAGGGCTTGCCTCCGATGTGATGACGCCAGACCCGAACAGTCAGTTCACGCGCAATCTCGCGCTGGACCTGCCGGAAAGCGAACTTGACCGTATTGCTCAAGATCTTCTCACCAAGATCGAGAGTGATGAGAAAACCCGTGAGCCTTGGTACCAACGCTTTCGCCGCGGTCTTGAAATGATGGGTGTTCATGAAGACGCGCTTGATGACGGACCGTTCCCCGGCGCCTCAAGCGCAGTTCATCCACTGCTGGCCGAGGCCATGGTGCAGTTCTGGGCTCGTGCTGAACCTGAGCTTATCCCCCCGGAAGGTCCGGTCAAGGTCAAGGTCACGGGCGAGCAGACCGAAGAAGCGACCGAGCGCGCCGAGCGGGTCGAGAATTATATGAACTACCAGTGCCTGGTGGAGGATTACGGGTTTCGGGAAGAAAGCTCCCGCGCCTTGATCGCCGTGCCGTGGCAGGGGTGCGCGTTCACCAAGACGTTCTATAGCCCGATCCGCGATACGGTTTGCAAGGAATTCGTTCAGGCCGAACACTTGATCGCACCTTATTCCGCGACCTCGTTGGAGCAAGCCCCGCGGTTTACCCACCGGATGTTCAAGACGGTCAACGAAGTTCGAAAGATGCAGGCCGCGCGGTACTATCGGCCCTGCGACTTGGCGCAACCCGATTATGAAGAAGTGATCGATGCCCAGGAGGCGCGTGATGAAGCGGTCGACCGTGGTACACCAAGCGGTGATCCCGATGATGCCCGTCATATCATTTTCGAAGTCTCGACAGAATACGAAATCCCCGGTCATCCCGATATGGACGAAGATGGTAATGAGACGGGAATTGCACTTCCCTACATCGTCTCGATCGAAAAATCCTCTCGCAAGATCCTATCGATCTACCGCAATTGGCGGGAAGATGATGATCTGAAACAGCGCCGGGTCTACGTTACCAAATACGGTTATATTCCGGGCTGGGGCCTCTATGACTTTGGCCTCTTCCACCTGATTGGCGGGCTGTCGGAAGCGGCCACCGGAGCACTCCGACTTGTGCTTGACGGTAGCGCTACGGCTTCGATGCAGGGCGGCTATCGCACCAAGCAGGGCAAGCGGCTCGGCGAAGGCCGATCGGTCATTGAACCGGGTGTCTGGAAGGACACGGACCTCTCGCACGAAGACATCTCGAAAGCGTTCTATACACCACCGTTCAAGGAACCATCTCCCTCACTGTTCAACCTCCTCGGCTTCCTCGTTGAATCGGCACAGCGGTTTTCTTCCACAACCGAAACCATGGTCGGTGATGCTGACAATAACGCGCCAGTTGGAACCACAGTCGCCCTGATCGAACAGGGCTCGAAAGTCTTTTCCGCGATCCATTCCCGCCTGCACCACTCCGCAGCGCATGAGTACCGGATTCGCTACGAACTAACCCAGGAATTCATGCCGGAAGGCGGTTATCCCTACGATGTGCTGGGTGATGAACGGGAGGTGTTCAAAGAGGATTTCGGACCGGGAATTTCTCTCCTGCCGGTCTCAGACCCGAACATCTTCTCGCAAACCCAGCGCATCGCCATCGCCCAGTCCAGCTATCAGTTGGCGACGGAAAACCCAGACATTATTGACCGCCGTGAGGCCGTAGAGCGGATGCTAAAGGCACTCAAAACGCCCGACATCGATAGCTTGTTGATCAAGGATGATGATCTCCAACCGATGGATCCGGTCAGTGAGAACCAAGCACTGCTTCTTGGTAAGCCCGCAAAGGTCTTCGCTGAACAGGACCACGAGGCGCATATTCAAGTCCACATAGCCTTCCTGGAGCATCCCCAGTTCGGTGGCCATCCGGAAGCGCAGGAAGCGATCTTTGCTGCCGCCAAGGCGCATCTCGCTGAACACATGGCCGCACTTTACGTTCAGCGTATGAACGAACTTGGCGTCCCGGCACAGTTTATCTCCCGTGATGATGAGGAACGGCAAACCCAAGCTCTACCACCGCATGTTGCCGAACAGATCGGCATGGAGGCAGCACGCGTCTCCGGTGAATTCCTGCAGACCAAAGGGGTTCCACATCCAGAGCCGGAGCAGCCTGCACCCGATGCTAATCACCAGGTCAAGATGATGCAGGGCCAGCAGAAAATGCAGCAAGATGATCAGCGCCACCAGATGAACCTCCAACACAGCGACGAGGCCCACAAGCAGAACCTTGAGCAGGAACGTCAGGCCCATCAGCAACGCCTGGGGCAGATGATTTCGGACTATGTTGCCAAGGACCGGCAGGACCGGACCGCAGCCGATGCCGATGCAATGCGTGGCCTGTTGCAGGAAATCCAGCGTGGGGGCGCTTCTTTGCAATGAGAGTGACCCCGAAAGAACGCCGTCAGGCACGTGCGTTTCTCTATCAGATCGGCGTTCCGGCACAGGTGATTTCACCTGAAGACTATGCAGGCGCGGCCAAGGATCTCGGCCTGACCTTTGCGGGCTTGTGGGAAGTGGTTGTCGAGGTGGCCCACGGCATTGAAGCAAGGCCACAACCGAAGCCTGAGATCCTAAGGCCGACAGCGTTTGTTGAAACCGCGTTCATTCAACTCGCGGCCTGACCACCATGACAGAATTTGAAATCTCGATCGGCATCCTGAGACGGATGGCCGAAGACGAAGACATGCCCATTGTGAGCGGACAAGCCTCCGATTGGGCCGATTACAAACGTCGCGTTGGACGCAGGTCTGCGTTTCACGACGCCATTGAAGCGTTGCGTGAGTACAGATCAAAAATCAATTCCGGAGACTTTGACGATGAACATGATGAACCCATCATCCAGTGAGTTTGAGCTGCATGACCTTGACGATCCTATCCCGGCAGACCTTGGTGAACCCCTGACCTATCAGGTGTTCATCATGCCGGTTTCCCCGCCGAAAGTAACCAAAGGGGGGATTATTCTAGCCGATATCAGTCAGGAGGCCAACGAGTGGCACAACTGCATCGGCAAGATCGCACGGTTGGGTCCGTGTGCTTTCCAGCACCCCCGTTTTGCCGAGCTTGGCTTTACCGACAATATGGTTCCCCGAGTGGGTGACTTGGTCATGTACCGCTCAAAAACACCCATTCGTTTCAAGTTCGATAACGCCCGGATTCTGGTTGTCCATGACGATTGGATCTATGGCCGCGCGACCCCTGAGACGTTCGGGAGATACAACTTTTACACTTGATAGAACTGAAAAACCGGAGACAAAACAATGGACAAGAATACAGAGACAGAGGGCAACATCTTTGATGATGAAGGGATGATTGACCTCGATGAAGGCGTGACCTTTACCGATGGGGGAAGCGGTGCCCCGGCAGATGAGGACGCCGATGATATCGTTGATCTAAAGGATGACGAAGAGGCGGACGAACCACCGAAAAAGGCCGAAGCAAAGCCGGAAGCGGACGATGAGGAAGACGACGACATTGATGATGGTTTCGATGACGATGATGATGAGGAAGATGACGACAGCCATGATCTGAACGGTTCCGAGATTGCCATTCTTCGTCAGGAAATCGCTGCCAAAGATCATGCCCACGCCGTTGAAATGGCCAAGGTACACAAAGAGTCTGCGGAAATGATGCAGGCCAGCCTGAAGGTCAAACGCGATGTTCTGATCAAGCAGCTCAAGTCCGCCAAGGAAGACGGCGACACCGATAGTGAGGTGGATCTGCAGCAGGAACTCGGCAACCTCGACAACATCGAGAATACGCTGAAATCGGTGATTTCCGAGAGCGGTGAGAAGATGAAGGCGGCTCCGCCCGCGCCAACAATCCAGACGGCACAAACACAAACCAACGACGTTTCTCTGGCCCCCGGCAATTCCTACGCCGAAGCATGGATTGAGAAAAACAAGTCGTGGTGGAGTGATCCGCGACAGGTCGGTGCCCGTGCGCTCGTTAAGTCATTGGATCAGGAGTTGTCGTCGCAAGGCCTCGATCCAAAATCACCCAAATACTACAGCGAGCTAACCAAGCATGTCGCTCGCGCCTACCCAAAAACCAAAGCGGTTAACCTCAATGGCAAGCCGCCGGCAACGGGCAAGCGCAAGCGTGGTGGTAACGGTAAACGCTCGCCTGTCACGGGCGGTCAGACCAACGGTGCAGCGCCAAACACCAACAAGAACCAGGTCAAGATCGGCGCGGAAACCAAGGCCATTCTACGCAAGATCGGGCTTGATCCGACCGATACAAAAATCCTGAAACGACAGGCTGCGATCAAGGCTGGTTACGATCCGGACAACCTCTGAGGCACCACAAGTTGCTAAGGCAACAGGATTTAAATCCAAAAAATTTGAGAAAGAGACTTGACCCATGACCACCAAATCACTTAGCAAAAAAGACAGCGGTGCCCAAGCCGCAGCCCAGTCCACTGGACTGAAGGTTTCCCGAAAGCCTCCGGCAAAGCGTCAAGCGAGCCGGGCCAAAGCGGAAACGAACGCATCACCTGACCCTCTTGGGACGGTCAATGAAGAGCGCGGGACAACTGCGCATTCTGAATTGGATCGTCCAGTGGACCAGGACTTTACTTCCATCCAAGACACCGATGTTCATGGCAGCGTTCACTCGTCCCATGACGCCGAAGACATGGATCAAGAAGACGTTCACATGTTCATGGACGATGGGTTCTCAACACCGAAAAACCTCGATGCTCCAGCGCCGCGCGACGGCATGGATCAACGCTGGATCAGGTGTGAAACCCGGACCGACAAAGACCATATGAACCTGCAACGCCAGATGAAAAACGGTTGGGTGGCACGTCCGCTCGAAAGTATTTCAAGTTCCTGGCAGCAGATCTCCCACCACGCATCAGGCTCTGACGGGCTTTATGTGGATGGCATGCTGCTCTGCGAGCGCCCGAAAGCACTGGGTGCCCGACAGAAAGCGCAGGTTCAGGCGCGGCTTAAAAAGCAACGCCAATATGTCTCCGGTCAAGTTGCCGGTCAGAATGCCCAGAACGCCCACGCCAACATGCCGTTTGACTTTGTCGAGCAGCGTGAAACGACGCGTGGGCGACGCCCCACGGTCATGGATGACTAGAGAGAGGGGCTCAAATGGCCAATCTGGATGCTGCATTCGGGTTTAGACCAACCCGGCATGCCTCGGGCGGAACTGTCCGTGCAAATGAATACGACATTGCGTCGGGTCTTGCTGAAAACATCAAAGAAGGTGATGTCGTCAAATCCAATGGCTCGGGGGGCATTCAACTTGCCGCAGCCGGAGATGCGGTTCTCGGTATCTTTAAGGGTGTTTCCTGGACCGCAACCGATGGCGAAGTGCGCTATTCCAATCAATGGACGTCGGGCACGGCAACCAAGGGCTCACTGGCGGCCAAAGCCACCGTCTATGACGATCCCAAGACGATCTTCATGGCGCAAGCCTCGGGCTCGGTCATTGCCGCAGACATTGGTTTGATCGCCAACATCTCGGTGACGGCGGGCGATGCTTCCACGGGCATCTCGGCACACGAGGTCGGTGCTCACGATGGTTCCGAAACCCAACTTAAAATCCTCAAAATCATGGAAGTTCCGGGCCGGTCCTCAACGGGTCATGGCAATTCCGGAGCCGGCGCCAACGCGATCGTTGAAGCCATGTTCATCAAACACGAAATGGCTGGCGCTGCTGCTGGCGTGGAGGTCTAATCATGGTTGCGATGTCACGCGCGCAGTTCCGCAAAGAACTGCAGGAAGGCCTCAAGAACCTCTTTGGAATCAGCTACAAAGGCTATCCGGAAGAGTGGCGCCATATCTTCGATGTCGAAACATCATCGAAGGCGTACGAAGAGGATCAACAGCTCGTTGGATTGGGCGGAGCCCAGGTCAAAGCGGAAGGCGCGGCCTTCAACTATGACGCAGGCGGGGAAGGTTATACCTCTAGGTATCACCACGAAACCATTGCCACCGGGTTTGCCATTACCATGGAGGCTGTCGAAGATAACCTCTACGGCAAGATCGCCAACAAGTACACCCGTTCGATGGCCGAAGGATTGCAATTCACCAAGGAGGTGAAGGGCGCTGAAATCCTCAACAACGGCTTTGATTCAAGCTACTCGGGCGGGGATGGCAAATCCCTCTTTGCAACCGATCATCCACTCTGGGGCGGTGGTACGCTGTCAAATAAGCTCTCGACCGCAGCGGACTTGTCGGAAGCAGCCCTGGAAGATGCGATGATCGCGATCCGCGATTTTGTCGATGACCGCGGTATTCCCAAAATGATCCGGGCGAAAAAGCTGATTATCCCATCATCCTCGATGTTCATTGCTGATCGGATACTGAATTCGAACGGCCGTGTCGGGACGGCGGACAACGATGTGAACTCACTCAAGAACCAGTCGATGATCCCCGAAGGGTTCTGTGTGAACGATTATCTCGCTGATCAGGACGCGTGGTACATTAAGACCGATTGCGCCGATGGTCTGAAGCACATGAAACGCCGTGGTGTGAAGAACGGCATGGAAGGTGATTTCGAGACCGATAACGTGAAGTACAAGGCCAACGAGCGTTATTCGTTCGGTTGGACCGACTTCCGCGGCGCATTCGCCTCCGAAGGCGCAGCATAAGGAGCAGGCCCGATGACCACTTCCACAGGTGGATTTTATACGGGTGGTGGAGACGACGGGGCAAGCAAAGTCCCCGTCGTCAACATGCTCCCTTTTTCGTTCGATCCAACGTCTTCGTCCCAGGTTCTGCTTGGCACGCTTCCCAAAGGCGCCCGCGTCACCGACGTGGTTGGCTATGGCGGGGCGACCGGCGGCACCAACCCGACCGTCGATATCGGTACATCTGGTGATGACGATGGCTTTGCCAATGAACTCGATTGCGACGCCGCTGCTTCGTCAGCGGTCACCGCGGGGACCGCTGGCGCCCTGATCTGGGATAAGCAAACGTCTCCGGTTGCTGTCTACGGGAAAGTCGGGGCGTCGGCGGCAACCGGCGGAACATTTGTTGGCGTCATGCTGTTCATCATCGATGCCGGATCGGACAATCCGTAATGGCGGACGCTGTTACCTCACAAACGCTTCATGACGGCAAGAGAAATGCCGTCATGAAGTTCACCAATATCTCCGATGGCACGGGAGAATCAGCCGTCACCAAGGTTGATGTTTCGGCATTGTCCGGAGCACCGGCTGCGGTTCGGATTGACCGGATTGATTACGACACCGCCGGTATGGATGTCGATCTTTTGTTCGATGCCACGGCCGACGATCTGGCGTGGTCAATCGGAGCGGATCAGTCCAGTTCGAAATGCTGGCATACCGTCGGCGGTCTTCAAAACCCGAAGTCCACCGGTTGGACCGGAGATATCAAACTGACAACGACCGGAGCGGCAAGTGGTGACCGCTATTCCCTGACGCTCCACATGGTCAAGAAATACTAGTTCTGCGTTCCTAAGTCAGGCTTTTCAAAGGATCGGGGAGGCGCAGTGGCGACCACCGGCACATACACATGGGCACCCAAAGCCGCTGAACTCATTGACGAGGGGTTTGAGCAGTGCGGGATTGATCCCGAAAGCCTGACCCATCGCCATCTGCGCTCGGCCCGCCGTTCATTGAACTTCGTGCTGCGGGATATCGAGACTGAGGGCGATCGTGACTGGGAAAC